CGTCCTTCAATGGTACTTGCGTCTGTGAACCTAGCAAAATCTGTAGCAACTGGAGTACCTGAGGTAGCTGTGCCTCCACCAGAGTCTGCGGCATCCCAGCGGCTATTACCATTGTCCCAAGATAGCACCTGACCATCAGTTGGGGTCATGGTATTTACGTCAGACAATGCTTCAATGGATTGACCTGTGATTGCGGTCAGATACCCAGAACTTGCATGATTACCCCAACCGTAGGCTGTGTCCCAGTTTGTTGAATTAAGAAAGCTGCCAAAGTTCGCCTCAGTCAATACGGTGTCAGTTGCGTTTAACTTCCATGTATAGTCGCTGGACGCGTTTCTGGTTACCTCGACAAAGTTGTCACCGGGGCCGTTTTCGCCGTGCCAATACTGTTTACCTGCATCGAACGCCTTAAACCAAAGACCACCTGAAAAGTTGTCAACGATCAATTTTCCTTGGAAGTAAATTTCTCCGGTAGATACATCATTTTCATCTGACCGAAGAAAAGACGTTCTGGCGATACCATCAAGTGCCAAACTATTTGCCACTGTTGCCTCCGCAAGACTTGATTCGAGACCGTCAAGCTTGGTTTTGTCACCATCAACAAAAGCACCCTCAGATGGAGCCTGTTGCAGATCATCGTATGCAGCCTTAGTAAGACCAATAAATACCAATGCCGTACCACTCAGGTTAAGCGCGGAGTCAGCATTGGAACTCTCCGTTACTGTTCGGGCAAGGGTAGTACCAGAGGCTGTATAGACCCCTGTACCAACTTCCCAGTCACTACCGTCCTCAATTACATAAGGAATAGTAGCTCCGTCTGTGACACCTGCAGCAGCAAATGTCTGGAAACCGGCTGATGCCGAGCCAAGCGTAATCGTCCCTGTCCCCGTCGTCGCCGTTGTCATTTTTGCTCTGTTAAAAAGAAGTGCCATTAAACTATCCTAACCTACAAACAGTTTACCGGTTTTAAGCGGCGTGCTGAATAGAAGCCGAGTTCATCGTAACGTTCTGACCTGAGTTAATATCAGTGTTATCGATGATGATATCGGTGGCAGCTTCGCCAACCGTGAGGCCAGTGATGTGTGCCGTGCCTCCAGAGGTTTTGATAACGGCCTTGGCAGCTATACCAGTAGTCGTTGCTGCAACTACGCTTGCATCGAAAACAAGTGTCCAGGTGTCGGCAGCAATAGTTCCGCCAGCTGCGTCGAGGCCGTAAGTAACTAATACGGCGTCACCAGAGTCTTGAATTTCCAGAGTGCCGTTAGCGAAATGATCGCGGGTAGCTGTGATGCGAGCGGTTTTTACCGCAGCGTTGTAAGTAAGAGCCATGGGGAATCCTTTTTCATATCTGTTGTGCTTTGGTCCGGTACGCTTTGGTGTGACCTATGGAGCCAAACTTACCACGAACACCTTCTATCGGGGAAGGAATAGATTTAGGGCCAATGAGAGTCGTCCGTTAAGTTGGCAACAGGTGGATCTGCTTCTTTTAAAACCCAAGAGGCGGCAAATACAGACTCCACCCAGTCTATTAGCAACTCCAACATCTCAAGAACTTGGTCTGAGGTTAAAGTGTGGTCGACGTTATCTTTGTCTTTGAACAATGTCGGCGTAGTATTTGCGTTATTTTTGCGGATAATCGCTCGCAAAGCCAGACCTTGAAGTGTGTCAATATCGAGATCAAGGCCGCGTACTTTTACGCTTGCATTCAGCCCGGTTAGGGAGATGGAAGTCCCATTAGCAATACGCCGTTTGCGCTCAATGTTGACATGGTCGCCGTATCCGATCGATGGCATCGTCGGCCAAACAATCGCATCAGGATCAGTAGTCTTTTCTGCTGTTTTTTGAAGCGCAACATTGTAAGCAATCAACTCCGCTTTCTTGGAGTCGCTGAACAACATGAGATCCGCAGGACTGAAGCTGCGCGAAAAACCTTCACGAAGGCTCACGTACTCCTTTTTCACGTCTTTCATCTTTTGGGCGACAAGCTGATCATCGATCTCCGTTGCGGTTTTATCCACAAGGACGCCGGAAACAACTTTCTTGTTCACCAAGCCCTGATTGAGCATAATCTCAATATGTGGTTGATAAGGAGGGCGAGGGCCAACAATCTCTCCTGTAATATTACCGCTTTCGTCGTATAGCACGTAGCGTTTCATCGCGGGTCTCCTCTGATGATAAGCGAACCAGTAGCATCTGTAATACCGGTTCCGCTTACGGTTTCACCAACCCATTCGAGGACGAATTCCTCTTCGCGGCACAGTAACAACTTCGTTGTTTCAACGGTTGTCGGTTTGGAACTTGTAGCTCTAAAGATCTCTCCGCGTTTTGCTGTGTGAGCTCCATGAGAGGTCAACACCGTTGAGGCAAGGTCTTGGTCGATAACCTGATAGAATCTACCTTTGATGATTTCGTCCGCATCCCAAATTCTTATAACCTCGTTGTCGGTTTGATCACCTGCACTAAGCGTAGTGCCGTTGGCTGTAGCAGTAAATCGATGTCCTAATACTGTATCCTCAGCGATCACACCGACACCTGCGAGGTCTGCTATGTCAGATAGTTTGGAAATGATGTACTCTTTACCTGAAACAATAAAAGTAGCAGTAGAAGAGCTTCCCTCAACTGCTGCTGTGATGCTGAAGTTGATGATGTCTTGAGGTGTGCTGTGAAGTTTAGATTTATTTACCTGCAAATCCCCAACCGAGGAAATTGTAGCTTGAAACTCGACAGACCTGATTATGTCTGCCTTTACAGCGTCCGCACCCTCAGACGCAATTGTGATCAGGTAGGAAGCAAAACCGGCAGCATCTGGCTCTCGAAGAAGCAACTCGCGGTATATATCGTAAACAGCTTTCCCATTGGTGGTCAAAGAGGCATAATCGTAAACAATCTCCTTGGTGCCTGAAACGATCAACTCCGGGTCACCTGAAAAGGCATCGTTGGTACGCCTGACTCTCACTCCCCATTTGCCGTTGTCAAAAGTTTGGTCAATAGTAGCATTGATAGTTGTAGGTACACGATATCCTTGTAGGAAAGAAACGCCAGTAACCATTGGACGAAATCCTCTGATCGCCGTCCCAGTGCCGTTTCCCGTGTTTAGAGCCACAAATTCATCTCCTATAGCCACTGCTCCGCTTATCCCGCCAGCAGTGAGCCAGTTGGTAGTGCCTACTGTTAGAACCATGTAACGCTGCCCTGTCACCAGTGAGCCGTTCGTGTGTGAAGAAAAGGACTCTAGGCCAGCAAATCCGACATTAGACTTGGAGCCGCTTGCTGTGATGAACGAACCTGGTTGAAACGTCAGAGGATCGACACCGGAATCTTGTATACCCACTGCGCCACTGTTGTTACGAATTGTTATGTTATCGGTGAGAATGTAAGTGGCAAGCAACAGTCCAGCGCTGATCTTGTCAGCAGACAGGTTGTCGATATGTGCGTCCACAATAACAGCGTTACCAATCTGCGCCGTGCCTGTTATGATGGCCTCATCACTTTTCAACTTATTGCCTGTGATGGTCTCGGTAACGAGCAGGTTTCCGTCGATTACTTCGGTCTGCTGACTCCAGCTAGTACCTCTAAATATATAGACAACTTGGGTTACAGGAAGAGCTTCAGTGCCGGTGTAAAACCAAGCCTGATCGCCTTCAACTTGTGTCAAGCCGGGACCGTAAGTCACACTATCCCATGCAGCTTGAGCCGTTGCAGTATTGATGGGGAGAGTAGCTGAAAATATATTCCACCTGCCAGGGCTACGTGGAGGAGTTATACCGGATTTTTGTTTTCCTAGCGAAAACCGACGGACTAACGTAGCATAGCCAGCTCGGGTTGCTGTAATATCTACGTAACCGCTGTCATTTGACATGGCCGTAACTGTAACTGTGCCTCCTGCGAGTGTGGAGGTAATGCCTGCGCTGTCAACTCTAGTAATTGTCCAATTACTTGTATCATCTACGCCGCCTATCCTAACTTCTACCGTCGTTGATGCACCAGTGAGGTCGGGAGAACTACCGTCTGCATTAGCTGGTACGCCATGCGACTCGTTTGAGAGAAGGATAAACGGTATAGTAGATCCAGTATTGTATCCGTGAAGCGTGACGTAATCGACTGCCAAAACGTCCCCAACGTTCGCTCCTTCTCTAACAGAAACGCCAATTGTTTGGGGCATGTCTCCGCTATCTGCCGGAGGTGTATACGTAAACGTATTTGTCTGGTTGTTTTGCAAAGAGACGTTATCGATCGAAAAATCGTAATAAGCGTCAGAGAACCCTAGACCTGTAGCTGTAATTAATGTCGTAGCCGGTGACGGGTTTACACCAACTTCGTCGTACCCAAATAGTTGACTATCTGTATAAATATTAACAATATGGGACGGGTACGTACCCATGATAAAGGTAACGTCGTCGACAACACTATCTACGCCATTTTGGGCTGTTGTCACTTCTCCAGATAACGTCGGCAGTACAACGTTTAATAGGTCTGCAACGGCTATATCATACGAACTGGCAACAGACGTAATAATGGATCTAAGCGTTTCGATCTCTGAAATCGCTGTATTATTTTCGGCTATAAGATTAGGTAAAGCAGCATCAACTACAGTTTGCAGGTTGGTTTGTACGTTGCTTTGCCATATAGCGTTATTGGTATCAATTGTCAGTTGAAAATCGTCTCTGATAGCTTGAGCCGACGCATCTGCATAAGCTTTCAATGCCACTTCAAGAGCTACAAATTGGTTGAACGTGTTTGTAGATAAAGCACTAGCAATAGTTGCTAGTTGTTGCGCACCGGTTGTAGCAGCAACGTTGGCGGACAAAGCATCCGAAAGCTCTTGAGCCCGTGCGTTAATCTCGGACGTATTTCCAGAAATGTCAGACTCAATGGCCGGTATACGTACGTCTTCAAGGTCATCAGCCCACAGCTGGAGGTCAATTACCGGCATTAATAGAATCCACGATCAGCAAGTTTAGTTGTTACATTGGATCCAGAATCCTGAAGCAGATCCTCAGATGCAGCCATAATGCAAAGACGCTCATACTCTCTGAAATACAACGTACCACGAGTTAGATTATCTTCCCCTCCTATACCCACATACACCCGTCCTGCGATGTGCATTACTAGCGCTTCCTCAAGCATTGGGTACAAGGAAATCGGCGTGCTATCTGGTGCAGTCAGTTCAATAAACGCGTGATTTTTCTGGTACTCGAGCGTCAATACGCGATCTAATTCTGGCTCTCTGAACCATAGCTTATCGTAGGACATCATGCGTACGTTGTCGTAACCTTCAGCCCTTTCATTCATCAGGAGATTTTCGTCACATAGAGGATCTTCTGAGCTGCGTTCCTTGATTGATAGGATACGTATCAGCCCACCGGTAAAAGGCTCATCTACAGTGTCTGTAATGTACCGTGTGCGCGTGTTGCCTGCCGTAGCGTCTGAGACAGCGTGCAGGGGATTGATCCAGTAACGCTGGATCGTATCATTCAAGGTGAGATCCAGAAAATCGATCTCATGCTTGAACCGGGTGTACAATCGAGTCAGCGCTTTGTTGGCATAATTTACCAGTCCCCGGCGCCTGTCAGGATCGATGTTGCCGTTATCTAAGACGATGCCCAGCGAGCGTAGCTCGCCATGGGCAAGAGTTGTCAGTAGGTCTCCGAGATTCATGGCTCAGCTCCGTTCAGACGATATAGGATGACATGGGGTTATCTGTGTCCGTGACGTCATCTTCATCCATGGCCCAATGTTCGTCATTGGTAGGGGCTTTGATTTCGTCGCTCGGTTTCCAGGCATTAAGATACTGCAACATAGAGATCGTATCAACGGCGTCGTCATGCCGTGATTTAAATCCGTCTTTTGTCGCCATTGTAATCTCTTGAACGAATTCACCCATGATTGCTGTTTTGCGCATCTCAGACGGGAAAAATACCTTACCTGCTTTGAACAGTGGAACCACGAGGTTGAACCGAGATAGTTTGTCTGTGTCAGGACGAATGCCCAAGCTATTCTTAGTCTTGGCTAGATTGAACCAAATGTTTCGAGTCATCATCTCTGAAGTGATCCAGTCAATGAAAGCTGTTTGCTGACCTGATACTTCGATCCCTGCAGACTGCGGCCGGTACTTCGATGCGAAACTAAACAGATCATCGATGTTCTTATCCATGGTCTGTTTTACGCATGTCCCATCTACCCAGAACCAATCTCCATTGCCTGAGTATGCCCAGACGGATATGACCGAGAAGTCTGCACTCTCTTTGGCTCGAGTGGCAAAGTCTGTGGTGATATAGAAATTGAACCGGCTAGTGTTTTTCAGAAGCTCTTTGCGATTGTACCAGCGGATCTCTTCATCCTGTACCAGCTTATCCTCAGCTGACGTAATACGTAGCATCAGTTCTTGCTGAAATGCGGAAATCTTACCAGTTGCTAACGCTGTCTCGTATTGATCCAGAACAAACTCATAAGTGAACCGGTCTTCCCAAGCGCCACTGAATTCCTCTTTGGTACAAGGGAACTTTTCACACACAGGATACACGTTGACGTGCCATCCACCGGATTCAACGGCTTCGTAAAGAATATCGCCCTTATTAAAAGGTGTCCCGTTGAAAATGATCTTACGTCGTTGTGGATCCAAAGCATAATCTACGCCTTTGTAGACTGTGTCTTTGATGGCTTCCATTGAGACTTTGGATTTGGCGTCATCGTCGGATACCAGATCATCGAGCACAGCAATCACCGGACGCCTACCAAAAATCTTAGTACCGCGGAGACCTGTTTTAGCGCCGAACATTTTTACACCAACTCTATGTCCAGAGTTGTTTTCAAATTCCAAATAATTGTCTGTGAACTTCGCTTTAGGAACCCAGGTCTGCATGAAGTCTGAGTTGTAGTACCGGAACTCGATGTTCTTACGAGCAGACTTCACACCGTTGTCCATGGAGTCTGAGACGTAGATCATGCCGGTAATATCACCGAATCCTTCAATCTCTCCGAACACTGCAACGTAGAGAACCAGATATTCAAACATCAGTGTCGTCTTGGCCAATCCCCGTGCACATAGGTTAGCAATGCGTTTATTCTTACCTGCAATCTCGTCGAGCATCTTCAGATGAACCACGGGAGTTAAATTTTGCTCTCCTTCGACACCGTTCACCAGTTTGATAAAGTTCATAAACTTCAGAGCGAAAGCTGAAGGTACGTAGTGACCGGAGTTCAGCGAAGAGTAATTAACGTCATCCAGCCACTCATCTACTGTCTGCCGGGTAAGTCCCTTAGACTCGAGAAGCTTATTTAGCTCTTCTAGTTCGCTATCGATGTCTTCAAGCTCTTCAAGAATGTTTTGGCTCACAAAGGATCTCCTAAAGATCTACGGAAATTCTCTAAAGCTTCGTCAAAGCCAACAAATTCAATCTTCATACAGAACACAGTGAATTTGGAACCACGG